TGGGTACCAGATAGTAACTTACAAAATAGGTTTTTTGAAAAAAATGGTATTAAATATCCTGGCAATGAACATATAGGGGCATTTGGATGTGATCCTTATGATATATCTGGAACAGTTGATAAAAGAGGATCTAATGGATCTTTACATGGATTAACTAAATTTAGCATGGAAGACGCTCCAGCTGATCATTTTTTCTTAGAATATATAGCTAGACCCCAAACTGCAGAAGTATTTTTTGAAGATGTATTAATGGCATGTATATTTTATGGGATGCCAATATTAGTTGAAAACAATAAGCCTAGACTTTTATATCATTTTAGAAGAAGAGGTTATAGAGGTTTTTCAATGAACCGACCTGATAAAGTTTGGAATAAACTTTCAGTAACAGAAAAAGAAATAGGTGGTATACCTAATTCAAGTGAAGATATTAAGCAAGCTCATGCTGCGGCAATTGAATCTTATATAGAAAATACAATTGGTTTTAATGGAGATGGTTATGGAGATATGTATTTTCAAAGAACATTAGAAGATTGGGCGTCTTTTGATATAAATAATAGAACAACACACGATGCTTCTATTAGTTCTGGACTGGCTTTAATGGCATGTAATAAAAATAGATATGCTCCAGTAAGCAGAAGAAAACGAGAACCAATTGATCTTGGTATTAAAAGATATGATAATAAAGGATTAGTTTCAAAAATAATTAAATAAATGAATACATACGCAAATCCAAATAGTGCCTTTCCTAGCCAAACTGTGCCAGACGTTGAAAAATCTTCTATAGATTATGGGAGACAAGTCGCGCAAGCTATAGAAAGTGAATGGTGGAGACAAGGGGGTAATGGTACTAGATTTGCTACTTCTTATAATAGATTCCATACCTTAAGATTATACGCGCGCGGGGAACAACCTGTTCAAAAATATAAAGATGAATTATCTATTAATGGCGACATGTCTTATATGAATTTAGATTGGAAACCTGTCCCGGTTGTTTCTAAATTTGTAGATATAGTTGTAAATGGAATGTCTAATAAATTATTTGAAATAAATGCTTACGCACAAGATCCTGTGTCATTAAAGAAAAGAACTGATTATGCTAATGCTATTTATGAAGATATGTTGGCTAAGCCTTATTTAGAGGAATTAAAAGGAACTTTAGGTATTGATCAATTTCAAAGTCCAGAGCCAGGTAATCTACCTGAAAATAAAGAAGAGTTAGATCTTCATATGCAACTTAGTTATAAACAAGCTGTAGAAATTGCCGAAGAAGAAGTAATTGATAATACCTTAGCTAAAAATAAATTTGAAAATATTAAGAAAAGATTTTATTATGATCTAGTTACATTAGGAATTAGCGCAATAAAAACTCATTGGAATCCAGCAAATGGAATTACTATAAATTATGTAGACCCCGCAAATATGATTTATTCTTATACTGAAGATCCTAATTTTGATGATATTTATTATGTAGGAGAAATAAAACAATTAACTATTCCTGAGTTAGCTAAACAATTTCCTCACTTAACTGAAAAGCAATTAGAAAAAATACAACAAACCAAGAGTTATAGTAATCAACAATTATACGGTTGGCAGACTTATGATCAAAATACAGTTCAAGTTTTATTCTTTGAATATAAAACTTATAATACCCAAGTATTTAAAATAAAAGAAACAGATAGTGGTTTAGAAAAAACATTAGTAAAAGACGATACTTTTAATCCACCTAAGAATGATAAATTTTCAAGAATTGAAAGAAAAATAGAAGTTCTTTACCAGGGCTGTAAGGTTATTGGTAATAATGAATTAGTAGATTGGAAGTTATCGGAAAACATGACAAGACCTTTTGCAGATACTACTAAGGTTGAAATGAGTTATGCCATTGTTGCTCCAAGAATGTATAAGGGGAGGATTAATTCTATTGTAAGTAAAATAACTGGGTTTGCGGATATGATTCAGTTAACTCATTTAAAACTTCAACAAGTAATCGCTAGAATGGTTCCAGATGGGGTGTTCTTAGATATGGATGGACTTGCAGAAGTTGATTTAGGTAATGGAACTAATTATAATCCAGCTGAAGCATTAAATATGTATTTCCAAACTGGTAGTATAGTTGGTAGATCAATGACCCAAGAAGGGGATATGAATCCTGGTAAAATTCCTATTCAAGAATTAGCAACTTCTACAGGTCAAGGAAAAATACAAAGTTTAATTAGCACGTATCAATATTATTTACAAATGATAAGAGATGTGACCGGATTAAATGAAGCTAGAGATGGTTCAGTACCAGATAAAAATACATTAGTAGGTTTACAAAAAATGGCGGCTAATCAATCTAACGTTGCAACTAAACATATATTAGATGCTGGACTGTGGCTAATACTAAGAACATGTGAAAATATCGCATTAAAAGTTGCAGATTCTTTAAAATATCCTTTAACTTTAAATTCTCTTAAGAGTTCTATATCTACTTATAACACTGGTACATTAGCTGAAATACAAAATTTAAGTCTTCATGATTTTGGTATTTATCTTCAATTAGAACCAGAGGAAGAGGACCAACAAATGTTAGAACAAAATATCCAAATGTCTCTACAGCAAGGTGGAATTGATTTAGAAGATGCTATTGATATTAGACAAATAAAGAACTTAAAATTAGCAAACGACGTTTTAAAACAGAAACGTAAGAAGAAAACCGAAGCTATGCAAGAAGCCCAAAAAGCTCAAGCGGAGGCAGAAGGACAAGCACAGGCCCAAGCATCTGAAGCAGCAGCAATGGCAGAAGTACAAAAGCAAGAAGCTTTCACATCGGGTAATATTCAATTTGAACAAGCTAAAAGTCAATTTGAAATACAAAGACTACAGACTCAAGCTCAACTTAAACAACAAGAATTACAATTCAAACATCAGTTTGATATGGAATTGAAGAAGATAGAAGTTGAAGCTATGAAAGGAAAAGAAAATATGATCGAAGATCGTAAAGACAAGAGAACAAAAATGGAAGGTACTCAACAAAGTAAAATGATTGAGCAAAGAAACCAAAGCGGATTACCTACCGATTTTGAAAAAGAATCTCCAGACCAATTTAGTGGTGCTGCGGGTATTTAATTAATTTTATAATATTTTATTATGTCAGAAAAACAAACAAAAACAAAGCCTGAGGTGACTGAAGAAGTCAAATCAGAAGGTGGAGATATGAAAATCAAATCTAAACCTAAAATGAAACAATTTAAATCTAGTAATGAACCTGTTAAGGTGGATTTAACTAAAGATCCTAATGTAAAAACAGAAGAAATAATTAAAGTAGATTTAACTAAAAAACAAGACGATGCCATTCAAATCGGAGAAGCAGAGACGGTGGATGTGGGCAAACGAGCCGGAGATGGCGAAGCGGTGGACACTGGAGGAAAAGCAACCACTGAAAAGTCCGACTCGCCTATTGAAGAAATTCAAGAGATGGCCGAAAAGCCGGTACAAAACAAAGTAATAGATGAGGTTTCAGATCCTACTTATAAATTACCAGAAAATGTTGAAAAACTGGTTGATTTCATGGAAGAAACAGGAGGTACAGTAGAGGATTATGTAAGATTAAATGCTGATTATTCTAATATAAATGAAGAAAAGCTATTAAAAGAATACTATACAAAAACCAAACCACATTTAAATGATGAGGAAGTTGCATTCGTAATGGAAGAGCAATTTTCATTTGATACAGATATTGACGAAGAGCGAGACGTCAAAAGAAAAAAACTCGCTAAAAAAGAAGCAGTTGCAGAAGCCAAAAACTTTTTGGAAGATTTAAAAACTAAGTATTACGATGAGATCAAGTTGAGACCAGGCGTAACTCAGGATCAACAAAAAGCCACAGATTTCTTTAACCGCTACACTAATGAACAGGAATTAGCTGAGCAAAAGCATGAAAAATTCCTTAACAACACTAAACAACTTTTTTCTAATGAATTCAAAGGTTTTGATTTCGAAGTTGGAGAAAAGAAATTTAGATACGGCGTTAAGGATCCCAATGCAGTTGCAGAAAATCAATCTAATCTAAACAACTTCGTCGAGAAGTTCTTAGACAAGGAAGGTTACGTTAAAGATACGAGAGGTTATCATAAAGCTATGTATGCTGCACAAAATATAGACAAAATAGTAAATCATTTTTACGAACAAGGTAAATCAGATGGAGTAAAAACAGTTGTGGAAGGATCAAAAAATCCTGGAACAGATGTTCGTCAAACAGCTGGAGATATTAATCTTGGTGGATTTAAGGTTCGTGCTATAGACGGTGTAGATAGTTCTAAGTTGAAAATTAAACGAAGTAAATTTAACAATTAAAATTAAACAATTATGGGTGTATTAAGTCCTCAGTTTGGGAGTCTTATTCCATCACAAACAATGCAAGCTTTAGATGGTAATTATCTAAACTTTGCTACAGGTGGTGCGAATGATTTTGCTCAACAATATCTACCGGAAATATATGAAGCCGAGGTAGAGCGTTATGGGAACAGAACGTTAGGTGGTTTCTTAAGAATGGTTGGCGCTGAAATGCCAATGATGTCTGACCAAATAGTTTGGTCTGAACAAAACAGATTACATATTGCTTATGATGGCGTAAGTGTCGGTGCAGCTGCTTCGCAGTTAACCATTAACAATGGTACAAACGTACTAATGCCAAATATGACAGTTGTAATTATGGATCCAAATGATCCTTCATTTACAGTAAAAGCTATTGTAGATAATTCAGGTGCATTTGATCCAGTTGGTATAGGTGCTGCTAATTTAGTAGACGTTATACCTTACACTAGAGCTCTAGCAAATCCAGGGGTAGCTAAAACTAACCTTAAGGTATTTGTATATGGTTCTGAATTTGGAAAAGGTTCTACTGGTCCTGTAACTACAGGTCAGACTGGAGCTGGAGATCCATGGTCTATTCAACCTTCCTTCTCAACATTTAGTAACAAACCAATTATAATAAGAGACAGATACGCGGTAAGTGGATCTGACGCTTCTCAAATTGGTTGGGTAGAAGTTGCGACAGAAGATGGAGCTAGTGGTTATCTTTGGTATTTAAAAGCTGAAGGTGAAACTAGATTAAGATTCGAAGATTATTTAGAAATTGCAATGGTTGAAGGTGAGTTAGCTAATTTAGCGCAGGTTGCTGCGATTGTAGCTGCTGTTCCTTCTTTTGCTGGTGCTGGCGCAGTTGCTGGTTCTATTGGTACTGAAGGTTTATTTGCTGCTATTAATAATGGTGGTAACGTACTTTCTGGCTATGCTGGAGGGTTAGGAGACTTTGACCAAGTTCTAGAAAATCTAGATACTCAAGGAGCTATTGAAGAAAATATGCTTTTCTTAGACAGAAAAACTGAGTTATTATTTGATAACATGTTAGCGACACAAAACTCTTACGGAGCTGGAGGTACATCTTATGGTGTATTTGAAAACTCTGAAGATATGGCGCTTAACTTAGGTTTCTCTGGATTTAGAAGAGGTTCATATGACTTCTATAAAACTTCTTGGAAATACTTAAACGACGCTTCTACAAGAGGTGGTTCTTCTAACTTTGTTAACGGTGACAACATCGATGGTGTATTAGTACCAGCTGGTACTTCTTCAGTATACGATCAGTTACTAGGAACAAATATTAGACGACCTTTCTTGCATGTAAGATATAGAGCTTCACAAGCAGATGATAGAAGAATGAAATCATGGTTAACAGGTTCTGTTGGCGGTGCTGCTACTTCTAATTTAGATGCTATGGAGGTAAATTTCTTATCAGAAAGATGTCTTTGTACTCAAGCTAGAAATAATTTCGTATTATTTACAGCTTAATTATTATTTAAAGGAAAAGGCGCTTCGGCGCCTGGACCTTTATTTTATTAACTATTTAATTATATTATATTATGGCAACAAATGAAAAACAAGAAGTTGTAGTGGAAAAACCAATTAAGGTTAAAACTCCACCACAACCTAAAAAGCAATCACATCCAGAAGATGGATGGGAAATAAAAGATAGAAATTATTTTCTAACTGGGAATAAAGAACCTTTAACTTTCACAATGAAATCAAGACATACAGAGAAATATCCTTTGTTATGGTTTGATCCAGTGAAAAAAGAACAAAGAGCTTTAAGATATGCGACTAATCAATCTTCACCATTTGTAGATGAACAAAAAGGAGAAGTGACATTAAGACACATTATGTTTCAAGACGGGACTTTACATGTTCCACAAGAACATCAGGCTTTACAAAAACTTTTATCTTTATATCATCCTGATTTAAACGGAAGGTACGAAGAAGTTAAGAAAATCCAACAAGCTAAAGATGAATTATTAGAAATGGAAATTGAAATTGAAGCATTAATAGCTGCAAGAGCAATGGAAATAGAAATATCTGAAGCAATATTAAGGGTTGAGGTTGGTTCTGAAATAAATCAATTAAGTTCGAAAGAAATAAAAAGAGATTTAATTAGGTTTGCTAAGAAAAATCCTAGATTATTTCTTGAGTTAGCTAAAGATGAAAATGTTCAATTAAGAAACTTTGGAATCAAAGCTATTGAAGCAGGGCTTATAAAATTATCTCATGATCAAAGAACATTTACGTTAGGTAAAAATGAACGTAAATTATTTAATGTTCCATTTGATGAAAACCCACATTCAGCTTTAGCCGCATGGTTTAAAACTGATGAAGGTGTAGAAATCTATAGAGCAATAGATAAAAAACTATCTTAACATGAATACTAATAAGGGCGGCAACACGCCGCCTTTATTATAAATAATATACTAGAATGGCAATAAACGTAGATACCGTATACAAGACTGTTTTATTAATCCTTAACCAACAGCAAAGAGGATATATAACCCCTGATGAATTAAACAAAGTGGCAACTCAGGTTCAATTAAATATATTTGAAAAATATGAAGATGATTTAAGTCAACAGTATCGTGCGCCACAAAATGACACAGAATATGCAAATCGTGTTAAAAATATTGAAGAAAATTTACAATTCTTCCAAAGGACTGGAGCAACAGCTTATGTAGGTCCTCATTTTACTTTAACTCCTACAGATATTTATAGACTAGGATCTGTATTTTATAGGGGCACTCAACTAACAGAGTACTCACAGAGAAATCAAATAACACAGTTATTACTTTCCCCTTTAACTCAACCAACAACAAGTTTCCCCGTATATTTATATGAGAACGATTTATTATATGTATATCCTACTACTATTATAGTTGGTACAGATGTAACTATTTCTTATTTAAAAAAGCCTGCTGATGTAATATGGGCTTATACTACAGGGACATTAGGACAATTTATATATAATGCTGGTAATTCTACCGATTTTGAATTAAATGTATCCGAACAAACTAATGTTATTACTAGAATATTGGCTTATGCTGGGGTAATAATAAATGATCCTAGTATTATACAAATAGCTGCAGGGGAAATACAAAAAGAAGAACAAAACTCAAAACAATAAGATATGCCTAGACCAGATGGTGGATTAATCCAAGAAACAAATTTACAATACTACGCGGGCGCGCAGATTATATATACTTCAGTGGGAGCAACTACTGTCTATACTTATAATTTTAATACTCCATTATCATTAGGTAGTACTACAAGTTGGGCCATAACTGATCCTGATTTTACTTTAAACAATTTTAGAATATACACAAGTCCTACAGGGTTAGGAGACTGGACTGAATATTTAACTACTTATACATTAAGAGTAAATCAAGTTGGAGCAAATAAGCAAAGTGTTATAACATTAGGTATTGCTCAAGCTCTAGGGACATATGTTAAAGTACAATTAAAAGAAGAGGCAGTAGCTAATAATTATGGGGGTTATGA